AAGTGGGTCTGTGCCTGGTGACAAGACAATGACCCCATTGTCTGACAGAAAGAATGTTTGTGGGCCAGACTGTGCGATTGATTTGCGTGCCACACATCCATGCTGACGGGTAATTTCGTAGGTATTTGCAGCGGATGTAGTCGCTATGTTGTTAATCATGTGAATACTATTACGCATAAACACGATTAACTGATCTTCTTGGTAGGGAAAAAATCCTACAAGTTTATCTGCACTTCCTCGATTGATTCTGAATTGTGATTCTGAGGTGTTGTAATTATCCGTGTCTAATAGATCGGACATTAAGACTGTATAGTTACTATCTGTTGGTTGTGGGATAATTAAGCGATTCCTAAAGAATATACCAAAGTCTGTGTTAGGACATTGTATGCGTCCTGCTCCTGGACTTCCATTTGCTTTGACTACAAAGTCAGTTGGTGAGCTAAAATCACCATCCCATTCAAGTGGTGTTTTATTTTTACCACGAAATAAAATTAACTTTTCTAGTGACTGCACAAAACTTGCCCCATCTGCATCTGCAACTACTTCACCTCCAGGATAATCAATGTCGATACCAGAGTTGTTTGCATCATTCCATATGATTGCTTTTTTCTTGGTTGCTACCACCACAAACTCTGTGCCTGTTGCCGGGTCACTGAATAAAGTGCTGGCAAACACACGCTCATCCGATCCATTGTAAGTGAGTGTTACACTACCTGCTAAAAAATCTATACCCTTGCGTACTTCTGCAAGGTCACCAACCAAGCGCATGTTCTCGCTTGTCTGTACAAAGCCACCTTCCAAGGTTGTTGATTCTCGGTAACTATCTATACCACGAAAGCCACGATCCCCGTCTTGAAGGATTTGATCATCGAGTCTGCCTGTCGTTCGATAGCGTGCCATAACTCACTTTTTCTTTGTGTCCTGGTATAGCTTTCTTGCCATGTACACGATAGTTATAATACCTGCTATACATCCAAACAAACTGTCTAGATGAGATAGACCAAAAGTGGCAGCCGTACCGCTCATGCCCAATATTGCAGTTCTGTCAAACATTAGAATAGCCAATCTAATATGATTATACCAACAACAAGTCCTGCAAATATGGTCAGCATTTTAGCTTTGGTTGAAAGTTCCATGAACTTGTCTCTAAGTAATTCAAAGTTTCTCATTTTGTGAAGGTGGTTTGACAGGGAATGGTGCGCGAGTTAAGTGTTTTTCTGCTTCGCTTTTTGAACAGTTTTGAGCAGTTCGTTTAGCTATGAAAATAGGTATGCCAAGATAACCACCAAGCAATACTGCTGCTCCAATTAGAATCTTTTTTATGTACGATGTAAAACTTTCAAAGCCTGTTTGATGCTCACTCATACTGCTCGAAATAAGGGCAGTCACATCACCATGACTTAATCTTTCAATTTTTTCTTCTGCCTCAATGAGAGCATCTTTGTTTTTCCATGCTTCACCTGCAATTGCACCTGCACCTGCACCTAGTGCTGCTGCACCTGGGCCACCTAAACTACCTGCACCACCACCTGCAATTGCACCAAGAGTAGGATAGGTTGAACGTAAACTACACCCGGTAAAACAAATAACTAAAAGAATTATAGCAGTGTAAATCATTCTGGTGGTATGTTTGAGCTTTTCCAATTTTCTGTCGCTAATATTTCTATCATTTGTGAATGATTATATTGTGTTTTACCTTCCAAAAATGATGGTGTTGTATCTGTGTCAAACTTGACGAAAGTTTCAGTGCCATCATTAGAAAAGTTCAAAGTAAATTCGGATGTTTCCAATACTTCTGAAAAGTCTACGGATGAAACTTCTGAAGTATTAATAATTACATATTTTTTACTCATAATAATTATTCAAATTAGCTTGGAACATCAGTTGTAAAAGCTGCACCATTGTTTAAAGTTGCGTTTTGTTTAGTTCCACCCACTCCTTGCCCGACATCCGTTACAGTTGAACCCGTTCCTGAGTCTGATTCCCCCATTCGCCACCAAGCATTCGGTTTGGTACTTAAAGTGTCAAGATCGTGGGGAATACCACTGTTGTAAATTGTGGCTATGTCACCTTGAGCGGTTGCGCCTGCACTCACGCCACCATCGGAAATTGCACTTTGCCATACTGCAAATTCATCCACAAATCCTTCGTACCTGTCATTAGCGAGACCAGGTTTTGAACCTGTGCCTACTCCTGAGCCACCCATTGTGATGCTTGTGCCTGATCCAATTGATCCTACCGATTTTTTAACACCATTTAAATATATGTTAATGTTAGTAGAATCTCGGACAACCATTCCATGATTCCAAGCATTTAAATTTATGCCCGATCCTGTATAAAATCCACCACCTGCATAAAATTTATAGTTATTACTACTGTCAATAAATAGTCCCCATTCCGCTCCTGTGGTGTGAGAACTTAATAACATGACAAAAGAACCTGCATAAGCAGTAGGCTTAAACCAAGTCGATAAAGTTAAATTACTAGTTCCAAAATTAAATATGCCAGGACTTCCATAGTCAATATATTCATTTGTTCCGTCAAGTTCTACGCTGAAATTGTTTGAATATCCAGCAGCGGAAGGTTGGGAAGTCCCTGCAAAACTAGGTAGTACCAAAGGCATCTCTACGAGGCAGTATCACCTGCTAATATAAATTCGTTAGCAGCAGTTGAAATTAATGTGGCTACTCCATGCTCACCTGCGATTTTAGTGTGCGATTGACGATTAAGAATTGTTGTGGAACTAGCAACGAAGGTTACTTGTCCAGCACCTTTTTGAATTACTGAACAAGTGAAACCTGCCCCTAGTCCTGCTGGCACTGTCAAGTTGACCGCAGATCCTTTGTTTAATACTACTACCTTACCAGCATCACTCGACTGTAAAGTGTAACTGTCTGTTTGAGTGTTAAGCGTGGCATCAAATCCAAGGATTGCATTGCCACTAAAATCATAGCTTGATAATGCACCTGCCGATGTTGCAGATACTAAGTTAGCAACTGTAATTTTTTTTGTGGTTGCAGTTCCACTAATATCCACAATAGGCAAGACATCGGTGGTTGCTCTATCCCCGGCAGAAAGCTCGGTCAATGCAGTAATTTTTTTATTGGCCATTTTTTATTTTGTTAAAATTCAAATTCTAAATATTTACCATCTTCAGTCTGTAAAAATGCACCAGCTTCTGTAAGTAATACTAAGTTGGGTATGGGTACTCCACTACTTGTAAAACTTGCAGGTACTCCCACATTTAAATCTAGACCTAAAGCACACATTTATTTGTTGTATGCAATGACTGCACCACTTGTTAACGTTATAGCCGTTATATTTCCATATATGGCAGTATTTGCAGATAGAACAGTCGCATCCTGACCTGTGCAGATGTCCGACAAGTTGTCAATATTGCTTGTTATGCTTGCAATGACTGTGTCCTCTGTAGCGAGTATTGCAAACCATCCTCTCGTGTTTGTGTGAGCAGCAGTATCATTCACATACTCACCCCCATTTAATCCTAAACCTCTGTATTCACTTGCTGATCCCATAATATGTTTTTCCTTTTATGCCGATGAAACGGCAGTTGTTCCATATGTTATAAATTGTATCGGTTGTACTTGTTGACCTTCTTGTCTTTCGAGTTTATCCAACTCACTCTGTAAAATTGATTCCGCTTGTTGATAGATTACTTGCGCCTTATCAGTTTGGCCATCTGCCTGTAACCAATCTCCATAAGCTCCCACAACTGAATACTCGCTGAATACATATGGAAATACACTTGAGTCGCTTGCATAACCTGGAAACCCTGACCTAAAATATACCCAGACAGGTGCATTACTTGCTCGGTCAGGAAGGATAGCCTCTCCATATTCCGAACTTCCACTTGCATCTGATATATTTTTAAATGCTAATTCGTTGGAATGTAGAGATCCGTACGGGTCATTATCTGTGACCCGAAATATCTCACTTATAGTTGTGCCAAAATCAATGTAACTAAGCATACTTGCAGTTGCGGTTGCTCCACTTCCTCCACCACTACTAAGACTCACTGTGGGTATTCCTGTATACCCCGTGCCATTATTGGTGACTGCAATTCCATTAACTTCTCCATCTGCATTTATAGTTGCCGTGGCTGCTGCACTTGAACCACCACCACCACTAAAGGCAACAGTAGGCGCAGATGTATAACTTGATCCACCATCACCCACTTGTACGCTTCTGACTCGAAGGTCAGGAATGATTTGCGAGATGACTGAATTGAATGGCCATGCAGTGCGATCCCATGCCAACTTGCCAAATCGGTTAAAACTTCTGACCGCAGCAGTTGATTCAGCAGTAAGGAATGAGTCCACGCCAACCATACTTACCAAATTGGTCACCATTGTACTTACTGCTATCTTTCTCATGCAAAACTTGGTTTGTTAAAACTTCCCTGTACGAAAGTCTTTTTTGAAAATGATTTGGCTTTAAAACTAGGATTGTCACGTAGGAACTCATTTACGAATGCCTTATCCCCCCAGCAGCCTTTTTTGTATGCGTCCCAGCGAAAATATTCACGTGCTGGTATTGTGCCTTTTAATTGTCCAAGTCCTTCAACCTGTCCACCATGTTGGTTTTCTCTACCTACCTCAATCTCACGTTTTTTTGCTTCGTACATTTCAAGGTCTACTTCGTAACGCAAGTGCTTCTCTAGGTTCTTCATAAATTGTGAACCATTACCCTGTGCTTTACCCCACTTTGGTATGAATATTTCTCCCATGATAAATTGATGTGGAAAAGGGAGTGACCCACATTGTAGATCACTCCCCAAATCCTAATTCATACTAAGCAAATTGACCAAGATCAACGATGCGTAATCCAATGACAATTTTACCTGCGGTTGCGGATGCAATTGCTGCGTCTGTTACTTCAAGAATAACAGATGCAGCAGTGTTTGTTCCACCCACAGGTTGTGATTGATTGCCCGTGAAAGCGTCACCTGTGTTATAGACAGGGGCAGACATTGCGTCTACATCAAGAGCATCAATGAACTCATCTGGGTCACCTGTTGATGTTCCTACATCAATGACTAGAGAAGTTGTACCTGCAAAGGCTTCAGCTTCAAAAACTCCTACCATCTCAACTGCACCACCTGCTGGTATAGTTGCAATAGTCAATTGACCACCATTGCCGATAGTCTGTAAGTCTTCAAAGGTTGCAGTGTAAATGTGTGTAAAACCACGCCCTGCTTCATTATTTGATAATTCGTTTCCCATTTTGAAATCTCCTTATATTATGTGTTATTAGTTAAAGAAACCATGTGCTTTTGGACTGTTGCAGCAAAGTCCAGCAATTAAGGAAACAAAACCACGTTGACCGCCACCTTGATTCTCTAATTCAGTTACAGACTCAGCTTGCAATGACTCCATAGATACATACTCAGGATCAATCAAGAGTCCTGCATCTGCGTCCACAGTATCCGACCCACTCGTGCGATTTACAAACAAGGAACTGATTATCGAAACTTGTCCAAAATCCCCGTCATATAAATTGACTGATAAGGTTATTTTCTTGCTCTCAGCATCTTGGTTAACTTGATATGTATTACGAGTTGAAGAAGACACTCTAGAGAAGTCAGAAATTTCTCTCTTGAGGCTTGGGCCAGCAAGTAAGGTTAACTGTCCACCAGGCATTCCGTTAGCTTCGTAAAGTTCTTGAAGAACATTATTGAAGGTTGTTTCGGTCTGAGTAGCAGTAGTGTCATTTGCAACATTTTGATAGGCTGCTGGTACATCAGATGGTTGTCCACCCACTCCAAGCCATTTAAGCATTCCTCTAGTTTTGTAAGGTGCGCCTGCTCCAGAGTCTGCTTGACGATCCTGTGAAGAGCAGAATGCAGCTTCCACTGAGCGTTTTATACCTCTTATGGCTTTTGACTCTGCCAAGGCCATTTCATTGGCAACACCAGCAGTGTCTACGAGTTCTTGAATGTTTGAAACCATGTAGCTATCTCTGAACACTTGCACATAATTTCCTAATCTAGCACGATCTTCAGTTTGATTTTTAAAACTTGTAACATCTTCACCTTCATTGACTCCAGAAAAATCAATTGTACCAAGTTTATCGGCCTGCCACTCGAAGAAAGTTGCAGTTGCTTTACCTTTTTTTGCCATAGATACCAAAGGAGTAGCCTCTGGTTCTAAAATTGTTATTGTGTCGAGAATTTGTTCCCTATTCCCGGCAGTATTATACGATGCTGCTTTAGCCATTTTTTATATCCTCCTAATTGTTTTTAAATTATTTAACGATTGCTCGTTTAAGTTTTATATACTGTTGGTAGTCTGCCATCGTGCCTGACTTCTCAAATTTTGCATGAGCAGCCTGTACAAGCTTCTTATGTTTACTTCCTTCAGATCTTGGTTTACTTGCTCCAGCCTCGGTACTAGCGACCGGGGCTTTTGGTTTCTTCAATTTCTTGGGTTGACTTGCATTTGCTTGTTTGGCTTTAACTGCCTTTAGTCCTTCAACCATTAACCCAAGTGCAAAATTGCTATTGGGTAAGTGGTCAACTAATGGTTTATAAAGCGCGCTTTGCTTTACCTGCATGAACATTTTGTAATCTTCACTCTCTCCATCACTTAAGAAGTCGAAAGTTTGAATGGCTTGTTCATCTGATGCTTGACGTTCTTTAATCCAGGCTTCTCTTGCGGGAGCATCTTTGCGAAGTATCCTTTTTGCATTCGCTTTGATTCTCCTGAGATCCGCTTTGGTGTAAGTCTTGTCGGCATCCTTAACCACATATTCATTGCCAGCGTCATCGTACTCAACCTCGTTTTCTAGCCCTTCATCTGCCCATTCGATGAGCGTATTAAGGTTTTCTACTTCTTTGGTAAGTGCGTTGATATCACTGACATTGTGCAAGGCATTATCCTTTAGGAATGCAGGTTGTTCAGCAGGCACGGGTGCTTGCTCAACTTGTTGCTGGAGTTCTTGGTTTTCGGCTAACAATGCAGTTTTCTGTGCGGTTAGCTTTCCAAACCGCTCGATTGCAGAAGCATTTAACTGTTTAGCTAATGCTATCGACTCCTCCTCGGATAATGAATCCAAGTCTATATTAAACTTTGAAAGAACATCTGAAGGTTGTACGGGCGGCTCAGATTCCTCTGATTCATCCGGCTCTTCAGCAGACTGATCCTCCAATTCCTCTTCTTCCGTAGATATTTGTGCAACAGATTCGGATTCCTCTTCGGTGGTTTCAGTTTCCTCGCTTTGGCGTTTCTGCATCAAGTTTGATGCAAGTTCTGCCATTGTGAGGTTACCTTCACCTGACGTTAAATTTTTAGCAGCAGAATTTTCGGAAGATTCTGAGACAACTTCATCTTGTATTGTTTCCATGAGAGCAAGGCAGTAATAGCCTAGTGTAGCAAAATGTAGTCTATTGTACTACAAAAGGCAATAAAAAACCCCCGTGACCCAACCCCAATAAGGTCACGAGGGTTAGCATCAGTTACGAATAAACTAAAGTTTATAAAAGTTATCTAACTCTTCGTCAATGGCTTCAAGCTTACCTGTCATCATAAAATGTCTATTGTTTGATTCTACTATGGCTGCGGTTTGCAATTGTCTTATTACTTCTTCACGCATGGCTTCACGCATTTGAATATATTTCTGAAAGTTTGGATCGTTCTTAATAACTGAAAGTGCATTGAGTGCTTCTTCAGCATCAATCTCATGGTAGGTTTTTCTTTTGCGTGGACTCATTAATATTTAATACTTTTGCCACCTATAAAATAATCTTTTGTTTTTTTTAAATCTTCAGGAATATCCAATCGTGGAACACTTATATATTCATTTAAATAAAATCTGTATGCTTGAGTATCGTTATTTTCTTGAGCAATCATAATTTCTTTTAAATATGTCAATTCAAGTTCTTTGTTGATTCTATCTTCATCCAAAAGTTTTTTAATTTTATCATTGTTAATTTTTTCTTTTTTACTTTGTACACATCCAATAAATAACAAGGCAATAACTGCCCATTTCATTTTCGTTTACCTTTCCAACTTACTCGCTTTGGGCCAGTTTTTTTCTTTACCGCACTTTTCTTGCACTGTGCTTTGGTTGGTCGGCAGGCAGGATAAGCTCGCTTGGAACGGCGCGCAGACTTCCTGCCACAAGGTTTGCCCGTCTTGCAGTCCACCCATCCCGTGCCTTTGTTTCGACCGAACCATTTGGTCAACCCTCCGCTTTTTTTTGCCATTACTTCTTGCCTTTGACTGTCTTGTATTTACCGCCACGTTTCTTGTACTCTTTTGTTAAGTAACCACTAGCGTAAGCACTTGGCCAAACCTTATACTTTCTTTTTGCTTCCGCTTTGACACGGGCATAAAGTGCCTTGTTGGTTGGAACATTCTTGCTCACTTTTTCTTTCTCCGTTTTTTGAGAGCCACAAAGTCAGACCCTGTGATTTTATTGCGAGGTTTTGATGCCTTTGCTATTTTCTTTTGTCTACTCGATAGTTTTTTTACCATTTCTTACAACTCCAATATCCTGCGGTTAGTTTAGACTTTTTCTCATCGCATTTATGTCTTGCACGGAAGGATTTACGCCTTGCAGGAATGTTTTTTTTAATCGACATTTGCGGATCTCCATATCGAACGAGCCGTACTTTATCTCCTTCTTTGGCAAGGACTGCAAATTTTTTGGACTTACCGGGAGTCCTTTTTGGTTTATTGTATCCGCTAAATTTTTCATTACGATAAGTAATCATTTCTCATCCTCATCTGCATACAAATTATCAAAAGTAGTTTTCCAATCGGTATAACTGTCATGCTTTTCAGCAGAGTGTAAATATTGACTAGGTACAAAGTCTGGCGCTCCTTCTCCAACAAGCCAAAGGGCTGGGTTGGTTACTCGCACACGATTGTTTGGAAGTGCAATGATTTGTCCTTTCCATGGCCCTTCGGTTAGCTCAAGCACATGGCTTTGCTTGTGTTGTGCCGGATCATCTGCAATTGAATTGCCTGTGAAATCAACAGTGAAATAATAAATGGCTTTGTAAAACTTACCATTTAGTTTGGCAATCCAAGGACTTGAACTGACTCGATCTAAGACAATGACTTCGTGGTGTCTGGACGGACAATCCCACGGCTGACAGATA